GACATTAAGGCACTTGGGTTCAGTCGCAGAGAGTTGAAGGGTGTTGCTGCTAAGATTGCCGACAAACTTGACTCCGAAATTAAGGAAGATGCTACGGATGATGAGATTCAGGAAGCAGTAGACGATGCCATTGATGCCGCCCTGCCTTTCCTCCAGTTCTCACAGACGATATCTGACAGCCGTGTCCAAGCGTACAAAAATGCTCACTCTACCAATGACGGAGATGATGATGACGACGATGACGATGTGGAACCAGCAACACGTAAGAATCGTAAGAGTCAGACTTCTAAGAAGAATGGTAAAGTTGAGAACGAAGACGATGACGATTCACCACTTGCAAAGGCACTGAAGCCATTGATGGACAAGATTGATGGTATGCAGTCCGAGATTACAGCGCTCAAAAGCGGTAATACTGCTAATAGTAGAAAGGCTAAGCTCGAGAAGCTGTTGAAAGATACAGGTAAGTTTGGTGAAAGAACGCTCAAAGCCTTCGGTCGTATGTCGTTCAAAGACGATGAGGAGTTTGAGGATTTCTTCGAAGAGGTTGAATCAGACCTTGAGGCAGAGAACCAAGAACGCTTAAATCGTGGACTTGACAAGTTAGGTGCGCCTGGTGTTACAGGCGGTGCTGCAGAAAGTCGTAAAAAGAAGAACGACGAAGAAATTATGTCCGATGATGAGGTTAAGGCGCTGGCTAAACTTTAATCATCACAAGTAAAATCAAAATTTTTAGTACAAATGGGTGCAAAAGCTAATTTGGTAAATGGAACTACAAAGGTAATGTCTGATGTAGATTCTATTGTTATCCGTCAGTACATCGGAGGTATCACGGGTGGTGCTACTCTTGATATGACTGACTTCAAGGATGATGTTATTAAGGCAGGTCATCTTATTGTTCGTACACTCGACGAAGATGGTAATTACACTTACAAGCCTATGCCTGTTGCTGACAAAGCCTATAAGGCTCTTCCAGCAAGTCATGAGTATGTTGGTGTCGTCGTACGCTCTAAGATGGCAAATGAGCCAATGGTTGCAATTATGGATAATGGTCGTGTTAACGACAAGGCTATGCCATATCCATTGACCACAGAGATGAGAACTGCAATTAAAACAGCTCTCCCAAACCTTATTTTTGAACACGATTAACAAGGAGGTTAAAGTATGAAAGAATCACTTTTTTTACAATTTATAGCTTCTATCTGGCCTAAGTTGAACCTTTATATTAAGGAAAAAGAGGAGCCAGCAAAGCGTTCTTATCTCCACAAGGAGATGTTGGCTCCAGTGTACAGTTCTGATCAGAAGTGGGAGGGTACATCCGCAAAGACATCTTACGTTGCTGCTGATATGGTTGCTATGGATTCCCCACTCCCTATCAAGAAACGTGGAGCTATCGCATCTTCTAATGGTAAATTACCAAAGGTAGGTATGAAAAAGATTCTTATTGAGTCTGATATTAATGCAATCAACATCATGAAGGCACGCTTTACCACAGCTTCTACAGATGAAGCAAAGAATGCTGAGAAGCAACGTATTTTGACTAAGTTGCTCAATGATGGTGAGGCTTGTTCTATCGGTATCGATGAGAAGAATGAGGCAAACTTCCTTACAGCTCTTTCTGAGGGTGTGCTGCTTGTCGAGGACGAGGATAACGTAGGCACTGGCTTGCGTGTAAACTTCGGTTATCTTGACGAAAACACATTCGGTACTATCACTAAGGGCAAGGTAAGCTATGAGGATATTGAGAATGTCAAGAGTAAGGCTGACACTGATGGCAATACGATTACCACTCTCATGCTCGCCAAGTCTAAGCTGAATGAAATTCGCAAGGAGCGTTGGGCACGTGAACTTGTTGCTGATGCTGATGGCAAGGTTTACACTGACGAAACCACCTTAAATGTTCCTTCTGTTAAGAAGTTCAAGGAAGCGTTTGAGGACGAATTTGATATTACACTAAAGGTTGTCGACCGCTCAATCTTGTTCGAGAAGAATGGTCAGCAGAAGAGTAAGAAGCCATGGAATGCAGACCGTTTGGTGTTCCTCTGCTCAGATGTAGTAGGCTCGCTCGTATGGGGTACACTTGCAGAATCAACAAATCCAGTTGAAGGTGTCAAGTACGCTACTGTAGACCAGTACAAGTTAATTTCTAAGTATTCTAAGACAGACCCTCTGCAGGAGTTTACAAATGGTCAGTCACTTGTCCTCCCAGTAATTGAAGATGTAGAGCAGATTTATGTCATTGATTGCTCTGAGGAAAAGTCTGCAAGCGTAGATAAGGAGAAAGAAAAGCTTGATACAGCAGACACCTTTACTACCGTAAATGGCAAGAAGTACAAGAAGGCTGACCTTATCGCACAGTTGAAGGCTCTCGATGTCAAGGTGGCTAAGAATGCTTCTGATGACACTGTTATCGCAGCTATCAATTCTCTGAGTGACGAACAGGAGGCAACTCTATTTGCTAATGTAACTGCTCAAGTATAATTATGAAGACAATCATGCAAGCGCTCCAAGATGAAGTTCATTATCCAGTTCCTTTAGGCTTCATTGAAAATAAGCTGATTGAGCGCCAGCTTCAAGGAGATGATGACTACACTTTTGAAGTTTCAAAAACAGCTGCATGGAAAGGTGCGCTTGCTGATTGTCTTTACTCTCTCCTGCAAGCCGTAACTTATTCTGAATCTGACAAGAGTGTTGGAACCCTTACAGAGGAAGATAAGAAACGGCTATTAGTCCGCATTAATTCACTTTACAAGGATATAGGTGAGCCAGTAGTTTCGCTTGGCCAGCCTATGGTTACATTTGGTGAGTAGTATGTCTGTAATAGATTTTTCCGCACATAGATTAACATATCAAATTGTGACACGTGGACATGAAGACCCAGAGACTGGTGATTATGTTCAAGGTGAAACAAATTGGTCTACAGAATGCTATAAGTGCGATATTGTTCCTGCTGGAAGGGCTAATACGATCCCTATACCAGACGGAAGTGTACAGGCTTACTCGTATACCATTTATAACCTCCCAAAAGATTGTCAAGAGTTCCAATATGGAGATAAAATCAAATTGCAATTCTATGGCAAAGGAGAAGGGAAAGTCTTTAAGGTTTTAGGTTTTCATCGTTACCAGCACCAGTGTAAGATTTGGATTTGATATGGCAATAAAAATGACTACACCCCCAGAGGCATTAGAGAGGTTCTTGATGTCTGCTTTTTCCATTATAAGAAATGAAGTGTCAAATGCTCTTGCTAAATTGGGTGTAGAGTGTGTTGCTAAAATCAGGGATAGGTCAAGCAAGGAAAGTTGGATAGACCATACAGGAAACCTCCGTTCGTCAATAGGCTTTGCCGTCTACGATTACGGGTTGAAAAAGGTTCAATCATCATTTCAAACTGTAATGGGAGGATCTGATGGTTCGTCCGAAGGTAATAAGATGATAAACAACCTTGCAAGTGAATATTCTAAGGTTTATGCTTTAGTAGTTGTTGCATGAATGAATTATGCGGAATATGTAGAATCTTTAGAAAGCAAGGACGTATTGGCATCAACAGAGCTGTGGGCAAAAGATGTTATTGATGCTCGCCTTGAAAGGGCAAAGAAGTCCGCTCTCGCTAACATAGAAAAATTATCATTATGAAGTCAGATATAGATATCAAAGACGATGTATGGAAGATTATCAAAGAATCTTCGCTTCTAAGAGAAGTGAGTGGAACTTTGAAGAAAACATCTGTACGCCCTAAGAACTCACGTTCTGAGGATATTATTATATCTGTACTTGCTAATAGCACAAAGCAAAAGCAAGTAGCTTATGTAAACGTGAATATCTATGTTGCTGATGATTATATTGATGGGCAGAGTGAGGAAAATTCGGCTCGATTAAGAAAGTTATGTAAGATGTCATTCGACCTTTTCGATAATGTGCGAGGAAAGGACTTTAGATTATCACTCACAGACCCAAATTATGAATGTGTTCAGAGGGTGGTGGAAAGCGAAGCTACTTCTGAGCATGTGATTAACAACAAAGTTTTGTATCAAATCATAAATGAGTAAAATATGGAAAGTAAAGCAATTGGGTGGGGTAAATGTAATATCCTTGTAAAGGATCTTGATGTGGCTTCTTCAAAGTGGACTAAGCTACCTACTCCGAAAGAAAACACCACTAAGTTAACTCCTACCAAGGGAGATAAAAAAGAAGCTCCTATCGAGGGAGGAGAGAACGAAGCTGTGAAGTATTCTGCCAACAAATATGCTGTTGAGTATGTATTACGTCGCTTGCAAGGGCGCAAGAAGCCTTTCACGGATGTCAATGGTATTGTTGCACATCACTTCTCTATCTTCATACAGCCGGAGAACATAGCAGTTCCAGGACCGAAGATTGACAATACAGTAGTTTCCCTCTCTGACGAGTATAGTACAGAGGAAGGTGGTCTATTGACATACACCCATGATGCATTGAAGCCGGACAGTGGAAACATTGTCAAGTGGGGGACTATCGCAAAAGACCTGTCTACAGTGGCGGCTGGTGAAACAATTGAAGATGCTGATTTTGTCTTCACAGATGTTGACTTGTAAAATAGTCTTCTTGGTAAAAAGCGCTATCAGGGTAACTGACAATGCGGAAAGACGCATGACAGCCGGACAGACGGCTATATCGCAGGTTGGAGAAGTGGTATCTCGTTACTCTCATAAAGTAAAGGACGGTGGTTCGAGTCCAT